TGGCATCTTCTTCATGATATCTTCTGTTTTCTTCAAAAAGTTAAAGTCCTTAAGTTCCTTGCCGTCGTTCAATTTCTTAAGATTATGAAGATAAAGACGCTTGCTTGAATCAGACATTGAACCTCCAATAAATTCCATATATAATGTACAGATTATAATTTTTTTGCTAAAAGAACGTATTATAACCAAATGGCAACGTAATTGAATGTTTCTCCTGTTGCACCTACTATTACGTTACTAAATGTAGTACCACTTCTATTATAAAACACTTTGTAATAATCAAATGTATTTGTTCCTGTTGGATTAACAGATAAAAAATAAGGGTTGCTAGTTGTATTAGCATTAAGAGATGCAAATACGAGTGGATTACCTGCACCTGTGGGAGCTCCTGCAATTGTAATAGACCCTGATGCTGCCGAAGTTGAACCTACGTTTCTTCCAATAATCACACATCTAAAAGCAGTGCCTGTTCCGATACCACCTCCTGTTGTAGTATTTCCTACTTGTAATTTATTAATGCTACAAACTCCATTTCCTGAAGCATTCGAATTATTTGTTCCATTTCCAATAAGATTGTCTGCTGTTGATACAATTGATAAAAGTCCATTGGATGAAGTAATTTGACCTGTTGAAAAAAGTGTTCCTCCAATTTGTGTTCCTGCAAATGAACTTCCAATATTGATATATCCAGTGTTTCCAGCACCAGCACCTGTCCCTATGTTAATAGCTCCTGTACGTGATGTATTTGTTCCTATATTTAATGTTCCTCCAGTCATGTTGTTGCAAAGATTGAGTGTGCCTCCTGAAGCATTTGTTGCATGATTGATTGAATTTCCTTGGTGGTCGATATTCGCACAATGAACTGAAGCACCAGTGTAAGCACCAACACGAATCGTTTGACCTGCGATACCATTTGTCGCTATATTCAAATTTGCTGCCAAAGTATTTAGAAAATTAAATGCCGTTCCTGCTGATAAAGTATCAATAACTGAAGAATACAATGTGCTAATCGTAGTTGGTCCTTGAGCTGTTGGATAGTCAACATAAGCGCCTACTACAGATGGAAAAAAAATATCATTGAAATCAATTCCGTTAAAATTAGGAGATGGAGCGCTATTGGATGTCATATATTATACAGTTATATAAATTCTAACGGATTTTAGAACCCCAGCCAATTGTTTCCGTCGCAATATAAAGTAAGAACTGTGTTATTTAAAAACGACGGCCATGTTGTAGTAAAAGCAGTGGTTGAACCTGACGGATAAATTGCGGTTGCTGGAGTTGTTGTTGGAGCCGTAATAGTTAGTGTTTGACCACTGAAATTTCTAAAGCGTATATATTGATTTACTAATCTTGCTGGTAGTGTAATTGTGTAGGTTGTTCCACTTGTATTACAAAATAAATAATAATCACGATTTATAGTTGATGGAATTGTATAAGAAACTGTAGTTATACCAAACGCTGAATTGCCACTTAATATTCCTGACGGACCTGTAATTAACCCTGCAGACGTTATATTACCTGAACCAGTTGTTGAAATATTGCCAGTTGTTGTAATTGCTCCTGACGACGATATTCCAGCAGTTGCTGTTATCTGACCGGTTGAAGTTAGTGTTCCGCCTACAGTTGTAGGTGAAGTTGAACTACCAATACTTACAGACCCTGTTGCTCCTACACCATTTCCAATATTTACGTTTCCTGTACGTGCCGTGTTGGTTCCTATATTTAATGTTCCTCCAGTCATGTTGTTGCAAAGATTAAGCGTTCCTCCTGAAGCATTCGTTGCATTGTTGATAGAATTGCCTTGGTGGTCGATATTCGCACAGTGAATCGAAGCTCCTGTATATGCACCAACACGAATCGTTTGCCCAGTGGTTCCTGTTGTTGCTATATTCAAATTTGCTGTCAAAGTATTCAGAAAATTAAATGCCGTTCCTGCTGATAAAGTATCAATGACTGAAGAATACAATGTTGCTATAGAGACGGGACCTTGAGCTGTTGGATAGTCAACATAAGCACCTACTACAGATGGGAAAAAAATATCATTGAAATCAATTCCTGTAAAACTTGGAGATGGAGCGCTATTGGATGTCATACTATACCATGAGATTATTAATTAGGCAATCCTCACTGCAGTGCAGTTTATGTTATTAAACTGAATGGTACCAGTCGGAGTCATAGCACAATTGAATACAATTGATTGTGAATTACTCGTTACATTTAAAATTCCAATGAAGCATATTGGTATAACTGCATTAAGTCCATTACATCCTACATTATACGGATCTAATGTTGTATTGCATCCAGAGATGCTTTGTTGGTAGATTTGACAGATAGCACTTGCATTGCTTGCATTGCTTGATAAGGCATTGATATATAAAATATATACGCCTTTAATCAATCCGAACATGCTACAAAATTGTTGTGCTGATGTAGTGGCTGTAAGAACGGAAGTAGATTTTGTGTTTGAATAACCTAGTTGAGTAATTGCAGGAGTATAAGACAACGCTGTTCCACATGTAATTCCTCTTCCACTTCCAAGTGTAAGTCCATTTAAACAATTAACTGTAGATGCGGACGAACCCAAAAAAATATCACCTGTTGACTGATTAGCACCGATTTCAATATGCCCAGTCGTAGTAGAGTCAAATAAGGTAACGCTATTTGCTGGATTAATTGTATCTACAGTTGTCGTTAAAAGTTTAGGAATCGTTTCTGTACCTTGCGCAATGGGAAAGTTCAAATATGAACCTTGAAAGAAGGCATTATTAAAAGACCCAAAATTATATATAGGAGCATTATTTGTTGTCATATACTTTAGTTGTACATTTTAAAATAATATATATATCTATAATATGTCGTTCAACGTTATCCTAAATTCTTCAAATGCTGTAGGAAGTAATGCTAATACCTATAACTACAACTTCATTGGAGGCAACTTTTTAGTAGAAGAGGGAGATAAAATTTGTGTCGCTCAAGCAACCATCCCCTACAGTTTTTACAACATTACAACTACACAAACAATCACTGTAACGTGGCCGTCTGGACCGACCAATTTTACATGGACCATACCTGCTGGATTCTATAGCGTATCTGATTTAAATCTCCTTCTCCAAACTTTTTGTATTACAAATAAACTTTATCTCATCAATGCATCTGGAGTCAATGTTTATTACTTGGCTCTTTACACAAATTCCACATACTATAAAGTACAGCTTATAGCCCAAACTGTTCCGACTGCTCTTCCAAGTGGTTATTCTGCTCCTACCTCATTTGCTGGATATCCTGCAGTTGCAACTACCCCAACTATAACATTAAGTAGTTCGTCAGCAACCTTCAACTCTATTATTGGATTTGCAACTGGAACTTTTCCCTCTGTAACCAGTGCTGATATTTCAGTGCTTTCTACTTTAACTCCTGTAGGAAGTGCGGTTAATTCACTTCTCATGTCTTGTAATTTGTGTAGCAATCCTGTTGCTATGCCGTCTGATATTTTAACTGGAATTCCAATCACGTCGTCGTTTGGAAGCAATATCAACTACACGCCATCGTATGAACAGTGGGTTAAACTTCGTCCTGGTAAATACTCAACCATGACCATTCGTTTGTTAGACCAGTCCCTCAATCCATTAACTGCTTTAGACACGAACGTTCTTATTGTTTTGAATATTCGAAAAGAAAAATAAAATATTATATATAGTTATGCCATCGCCTCAAATGATTGCTTGTGGACTTTCCATGCCTCATAAAGCTCGAATGGGACTCACTGGACTAAAGAAATACGGTCGAAAACTTAAGGATATGAAAATGATGGGTATGGGTGCTTACAAAAAAGACGTTATGACTGCTTCAGGTCACGGACAAATGCGTACTCTTAAATTTCGTTAAAGACGTGCTTGAGATTGTATAGGATTTTGAGGAATTTGTCTATCTATTTCTTCTTCTGCTTCAACATCACGTGTAATATGAATACAACCAATATCAATCTTAGAACATTTTGACTTATAACAACTCGCCATGATGGCAATAGCAAATCCTATTAAGGAAGAATATAAGCCTGTCCAGAACACCTCCGACATGCCCATTATATAAGATATAAATATTTTTATCTTATATAGTATGCCTATTTTGATACGAAAAGTTAGAAACAAAGATTGTTGGCGTGTCTATAATACACAATCTGGACAAATACATGCTTATTGTACTACTCTAGCAAAAGCAAAGGCACAAAAACGTTTGTTAGATTCTCTTGAAAATAATCTTAGATAAATACATGACACCTTTAAACCCTGCCTACTTTTCCGATATTCGAACCATTCTAATCAACCGATTACCATCACTCAGCGATGAAGACCTTGATATTATTATTGACGTTTTTTTGAGCATGTAGGACAAATGGGTATTGAACCCAAATATACAATCCGGACGTCTCCACATCGTATAGCAACCTTGCTGTCCTTGGCGGTCTTGCTGGGAATTGAACCCAGGTCTGATGATTAACAGTCATCTGTTCTTATCCATTGAACTACAAAACCATTTACATTAATATTTAGTCTTTTTTCTTTAACTTTTTTTATATTTACATTAATATATGGAATGCACCATTTGCGAACGAAAATTCAACTCTTTTTGTTGTATTTTAGGTATAGTTGTTGCTTTTAATCTTCAACATTATTTTCATTCATTTTTAGATTTTTTCTTTTTTCATAATTTCTTTTGTTTTTTTGTTTTATTTGTTCAATATGACTTGCATAATATTGGTTGCTTTTTTGTCTTTTTATTTCTGCGTTTTCTTTATTATATGTTGCCTGATACTCTTTGACTTGTTCAACATGTGTTTCTCTATATTCAGCATTAGTTCTTTTTGGAAAATTTGTATTTAATGTTGCTTGTAATTGTTCAAACCAATATCGCTCTCGTGTGTGTGCTTCATTTCCGTCTTTACATGGAAATTTTTCAATTTCAATCATGCTCCAATTTTCCCACCCACCATTTTCACGTATTGTCTTATAAATTTTAAAAGATTTTTCAGCGTTGTAAGTCGCTTTATGATTCCATTTTCGTTTTCTAAAGTCAGTGGTACTTCCAACATATGTGTCCTTTATTGTCAAGTCATTGCAAACAATTTTGTAAATCACAATTTTGGAATAATCAATTGCTTTACGAGGCATTACACTATAATGTCTTATTTTGTCTTTAAGTTCAATTTTAATAAAATATTATATATATAAATAGTATGGAATGTACAATATGCAACAAACAATTTAATTCCGTATCATCTTTTTATAGGCATAATTGGTCTAATACTCACTTGCTTATGTGTCAAGTCAAAGAATATGAAAATGAGATTAAGGTACTTCAGCGAAAAATTTTGATAAACGAAGACGTAATAAATTCGCTTTCTCAATGTCATAGCACAGAGAATAGACAACCCATTCCAATTCAAGATCCATTTAAATAGAAGTGAGATAATAATTTTATGAAGTATTCTATTGAAACATGTTCTTATGTTTCCAAAAGTCCCTATACTTACATTGTCGTTCGTAGCAATGAACCCTTAACCAAGTTTCACGTTTGGGGAAATATAAAGGCGTTCAATACCTTATACTATGATGAGAAAAAAGTTTTGGATTTGATGAATGAAAAATACCCTGATTCTGAAAGATTTGAAAAAAAATTGAAATCACGAACCAAGAATATATTGACATCAAAATGAACTTCCAATTCTGCATCGACCAAATCGCACGTGGAAACAATATGATTAATATTCCCATTCGCAGCATTGATGGTGTTAATGTTAGTGTATATATTGTTTCTTCTGGAAAATGCGAGGAAGGTTGCACATGCAAAAAATCACCTATTACTCTTGTGGTTAGTTATTATCATTCTGATGCAAGAGAGGAAAGATTTCCAATTGGCAATCAAGAAGAATTTGACATCGTTGTTGCAAAAATTACATGCTGGGAATTTGATAAGTTTAGTAATCAATTTGTTGATGGAAGCGAACCTGTACCTGACCCTGAATTTTATAGTTGCTTTGATACTGACAAGATAAAATTATCTTATGATGATTGCTGTGTTTGTCTTGAAAAAACAATGGGCAAAACAAAGTGTAATCATCATATCTGTTTAGCGTGTTTCACAAATCTAAAGAACCCAAAATGTCCTTTGTGTCGAGCTGATATTTATGATTTTGGAGATTGTGAAAGCGA